ACAGCCTTTAATGATTATGAATTTCAATATGAAGACACATACAGATACGGAGCTGGCATAAGCTATTCTAAATTATACGACGAAACATTTAAGATCTTTGTGCCATTTTGGTTAGAAAAGAAAGTTCCTACTAAATTTGTTATTTACAGACTTAATGGAGTTACAAATGACGGAGCTACAACTTCTGAAAAAGTAGTTAATATGCTTAAAAATGCGGACATTGTCAAAGTCTTTGATATGTCAAATGATTCAGAATTGGGTGCTTATTTAAGAAAACACACTAATAATGAAAACTTTCCCAACTCTGCTATTGTAGCAAACTTTAATAAAAATGAGAACTTCTTATATAGAGGTATTGATTTAAAGAATGGTGGTTTTATAACTAAGCCCGAATATATTTTTGATGATATAGTTGGATATGATAATGCAATTATTAATGTAAATGAATATATTACAGATGGTTTAAAAAGAAATGCTATTATTTCTGCTAATCTTATTAATTTAGAATTTCAATTTAATGATCCTAGCGTGGATCCCTATGAAATCAATCGTTATTTTGGTTTATTCGTTGATGAAATCGAAGAAGGTAAATTGAATGTTAAAAATTTAGTTCATAATAACTTAACCGCTACTCAATACGAAAATTACTATGATTTAAGTGCATTTTCATTTCTAGATAGTACTAACTTTGCTTTACCAAGATATGAAGATTTTGATGATGCTACATTAGGTTATGTGACTTCAAAGAAGGGTTATCATAACATAAAGAATGGAAATAGATGGGAAGTTGGAAAAATTCCATTAGGTGGTTTAAGTGGTGTTACATTTGCTGATTTTGATGGTTTTGAAAAACAAGACTTTACATTAAGAGCAGATGAATTTAAAGGGACAGATTTTGATAGAATTAGGTTTGCTATTAATAGCAGCTCAGTTCCTACAAACGGTGATAAATTAGCTCTTACTAGATTACAAAAACAAGTTTGGAAGTTCAACTTTACAACTTTAAGCTTAACAGAAAGTGTAACTATTACTATATCAGATGGTATTACAACTAATTCGTTATCATTTAATACTGGACTTTCTATGTCAGCTGCTCTTACTAATTTTAAGATACAATGGGATTTACAAAGCGGTACATTATTTAATAATTATGAGGTTGTTATCGAAGGTGATACTTTAATCGCTAATGAAACTATAAATACTCTAATAGTTAATGACTTATCATATTCTTCTACTGTCAGTAAAATAAAGATAAAAGCTGGAGCAGATCACGTGGATCTTAACAAATATATTATTTCTGCGGATTCTTCGTTAACGAAAGGAACAACAAATGGCAATTACTTTTCATGTTTAGGTAGTTTAGAAGATGTAGCTTATGCTATTGAATCATGTTTAAAACAGTTCAGTAATGAATTTAAAGTCTCTAGAGACAAATCGATTATTACAGTAACAAGTAACATATCAAGATTCAGATACCCTAACCTGGCGCTCCTAAGCTTCTCAGCTAATGTCATGACACTAGATCTATACGATGGTTACATAGATACTAATAATTATTTAAACACATCAATTTCTGGAACCATTGTACATGGTTTAACCGGAGGTCATGCTGCTAATAAAGCATTTTTAATCAATTTAGAAGATTTCGAGTCTGGTAAAATTATTGTCGGAGACTATATAGGTTTACAATCATTAAATGAGTATGCTATTGTATTAGACATTGTAAAATACAATGATTCTTATGCTAAAGTTATAGTTGATTGTAAAAAACCATTAGCTATTAGAAAATCAGCTAATGTTTATAAAAAGTATTATCCAACTATTGGTAAATTCTCAGCATATTCTATTAAAGATTTTGACTTTGATTTTTACAGTACTACTTACTCTGATCCTTATGAATTAAAATTAGAAAGTATTAATTACATGGATCCTAATGCTCTTTTAGTACCACAAGATTCTAGTAAGATATTTAATTATGGTCCACCTGTAAACCCTAAGGTTATTTTTGAAGGTACTTTTAATAATGATTTTTATTATAATTATAATCCATTAGATTTCTTTGGATTTTTATTACCATCGCTTGAAGCTGAAGATTCTTCTATTATTAATACTATTGATCCTTTAACAGAATACGATAGACTTCAAGAAAACTATAATTCTAGTTTGTTTTCAAAATCAAGAGTAGTACCTTATATTAATAAGTTCTCATTAAAAGATGCTGTAAATGTTAGAGAAACACCATATTCATTAAACGTATCAGAGGCTTTTGGTAAAACAAATTTTGCAGCTGATATTGAAGTTGAAGGTCGTATAGCACAAAATATGACTCATGAATGGTTTTATATAGATAAGTTTCCTGTTTATGGTGGTCCGACCAATGCAGAGAATGCACTTAGTGTAATATATCCAGAAGAAGTCTTTAGCTATTTAAACTTTGACGCACAACAAATTAATCAAACATTGAGTTTATCAGATTTTAACGATGTAACTACAAATGTTTTTGATAAGTTTATGGTCTATGACGGATATGCATATAATGTTAGTAATACTAATCCGGTTGGTTTAAGATATTACGATGCACATCCAACACCTAAATACTCTTTATTTAAAGATGGATCAAATGAAACTTTTGCTAAAACTAATTTTAGAGGACTACAATTTACAATTAAAGAGCGTAAAGAGTCTAATGAAATTATACCTACAGAATTTAATGTTTCAAATAAATATAATTCGTACAAGTTTGCGGCAACACTTTTATCTACTATATCACAAAGCGAACAACAAGATATGTTTGTTAAAGTTGTAGTTAATGAAAAATTTAAAACAGTATCGTTATTATTAAATTTGCATTTACAAGAAAAATTAATAACGTATATAAACAGAAGAGTTCTTTATGAACTAAGAGGTAGATATGATAATAGCACAACTGATTATTCTGATAATACTATATTGACTGGCTATTTAGATCTTTTAAATATAACAGGAACTGGCCCGTCGGGAGCTGGCCCATATATATTGAAGGGTGTTGGTACTCAATTTACTACACAAATCACACTAAACAATAGTGGTATTTATGAAAAAATACGTGTGATTTTACCAGTAGGTTCATCCACATCTAATATGTGTTTATCTATTACGTCAGTTATAGATGATAATACATTATTACTTAGTGAGTTACCAACTGAATTTGTTGGAATCGCTTGTACTAGTTCTATTGCAGATCTATCTAATCTAACATTTAATCAAATTATTGGTGCAGATTATAGTTATTTAAATGGTGGTCAAAATGCACACGGAGAAGTCTTATCTAAATTATCAGCAAAATATATTCATGAATTATTAGAAACAAACAATACTAACGACGTTGAATATATTACTATAAAAGAAGACGGCACATTAGCATACAATCAATTTATATTAAATATTGATGATGGTGTAGATGTTTACAAACCTACGGTTTTGACAGTGTCTGAGAATACTAAAATTCCTTCTTCATTTAGAAAAAGTACTAGTGCTGTTGGTTACAATCTAGCAAATAGATCAAATCCTTATATTACACATCTTAAGAGATTAAATGGATCTTACAATCCAACATTTGCAGATGTTATAGATTTTTATAATCCTTACAATAAATATAAAGTATTTTTAAATGAGGATGTAAGTAATATAAGCGCGCATGTTGCAAGAGAAATGATTTTTAATCAAAAACTTTTTAGAAGTGGTATAACTTTTATGACTAATAGAAAAGACTATGGTGTTATAAAGAATTTGTTTTATCACAAAGTTAACGAGATTAATCAATCTACTATTACTAAATTATCTCCAACAACAGCTCTTAAGCCAGTTTATCCGTTGATAAACGAGGTCGTAATAGACAAGAAAGACGTTAATGTATTTACAAGCAACTTTGAAAATGGATATTATACAAGATCTTTAGCAAACGGTGGATCACAATTAGTTCCTGGAACAAAATCACCTGCTTCTAAAAAATCATTTATGTCTTCAACAGCAATGCAACCACAAAGAAATTTATATCTAACAAAATTTAGTACTGTTAATGTTGCTTCTTTAAAAGATCTAAATACAATAAGAGATCTTGATTCTCAATATGATGAATCATCAACTCAAACTATTGTTTTTGAAACTAAAGATCAAGTCTTTATTGATTTTTATAATCAAAATGTTATTGTAGATGAATTGTTAGAAGCTGGATTATTATCAACTATTAAAAAGTATGTTAGTCCATCTGAAAGTTTTGGAGATTTAACAACAATACAAGATGATGCAAGACAATATGCTCTTAAGAATTTGAATCCTCTTTATAAGATCGAATCTTTACAGTTGTTTGTTAAGCAAATCAATAATGTAGCTTCTAGTGTTGCGAGTAAGAATTCTCCGGAAGAAGTTTTAGCTTCTGATTATACAGAAGATGGTAATTTTACCTATCAATTACACGCTAACAAGCCTTTTAATTTGAGGCTAATATATAACAAAAGAGTGGGATATACTTATAGTATATTGCCTATAATAAAAATAAGCATATAAGATGTCAATTAACATCAAAGAAATTTTTCAGTCAGATAATCTATCTACTTCACAAGATAAGATTAACTATAATTTTGACCAGATCTTAGCAAACGGTGGTGGATCACAAGGTTTAAAAGGAGATAAGGGCTCAACTGGTGCAATAGGCAGCATTGGACCCAAAGGTAGTAAAGGTGAAGTAGGTGGAACAGGTGCTAAAGGTAGTACAGGTGCTGATGGATATTGGACTCTAGAAAGTTATACTAGCGGTATTCCACTTGATGATCAACATACTCTTTTACCAAAAATTGAGCCAGTATCTGGTGCCAAGGGTTATAAACCAACTAATTTGGTATTAGGTGTTGATGATGCTTTATATGCGTTAGATGCTATTGATAAAAATGCTCTAGTTAGTTTAGTAAGTGGAAAGGGTAGTGCTGATTGGGATGATTTAATTAGAATAAGAATAAGAAATAATGATGGCACATTTAATGCTACATCTGCTGTAGTTAGATTAATTCCTGGTACAGGAGGTGCTAAATTAAAAATAGCAACTATTGACGGAAATAACAGTTTTGAACTTGCCTCTAATAGAATAGACTTAGTAGGTAATGATACATCATTAATAGATGGAAATGGTTTAACAAAACTTAGAATAACTAATTCCTTTAATGAAGCTGCTGGTACATGGAATTTCTTAACTGGTAGTTCAATTAATATTGCCGCAAACGGCACTGCTATAACTCTTAAAAATGATGGCAACTCTAGTTTATTAGGTAATAATATTTTTGGAGCTACTGGTAAAACTAATCAAATTACGGGTACAACTAATACAATTACTGGTACAACTAATATAATTACTGGTACAACTAGAATTGAAGGAGCTGAATTTAGAATTAACCCAACAGGTGCTTCACCAGCTCTTAATAAAGTATTGGTTGCACAAGATACAAACGGTAAAGCTCTTTGGAAAAACCCAACAGAGGTAATGGGAATGTACCCAGTAGGAACTATTGTATTTGTCAATCCAGCAGATATTAGAGATACTTATTTTAGTATTACTAATTATGAATTTCCTTCGCTTTTAGAAAATTCAGACAGTTCTTACCAATTTTTTGGAAGAGGAAAATCTGGTACTAGATGGGGCGGATGGTATCTTTTAATGGGTCAAACTAACGCATGGTATTTAAATTCTACTTTGATTAGCTATGTGCCAACAAATATTCCAGGAAGTTTATTAATTGGAGCATCGGCTCCTGATGACGTAGATTTACCAGGCTCTAATGTATTTGATGACGATTTTAGATCTTCTATGGGTACGAATGGTTATAATCCGCCAGTTGGATATGGTACTTCTTATCAACCTACTATTAGAGGAGGTTATACAGGCGTGGGCTCTCAAGGTGTTGTAGGATCAGGAAGTAGACTTAATCCAGGTGATTTGTTAACACGAATTGAGCCTGGTGTTTTAACTTCAGGAGCTCCTTATGATTATTTAGACCCAACCGCTATCGATGAGGGTGGAGAAGCAATGTTAGATGCTAATACTTATGTATATAATAGTCCGACATTTAATGCATTACCGATGGCTGTTTATTTAGGCAGAACTGATTTAATGTACGATTATAGTGCCGGTGGTGAATTACCAGATTAAAATAAAATTTAAAAATGTTTAAAAAAATAGAAATAAAACCCATTCATTTTGCAGCAGTAATCTTAGTTTTGATTATTCTAATGATGGGACAATGCTCGAGAATTTCAGGCCTAAAGGCTGAAAGAACGGCTCTTGAAACAAAAATCACCAGAGTTGAGAATAACATCTTAGCTTCAAATGATTCTGTGACTTTCTATAAAAATAAACAGGACTATTATATTTCTCAGATCAGTGGATTTGAAAAGACAAAACAAGAATTGTTAGATGACAAGGATCAAGCTTATCAAAAGTATGTTGGTGTTTTGGATCTTAACAAAAAACTTAAAGGAGTTAATAACTTATTACAGACTCAAATTACCGTAAAGGATTCTATTATCAATTCAATGATGATAGTTACTAATAATTCTGATGGTACTTCTACTATTACATTAGCGGACGATAAAGATTTTGGTGATAACAACTGGAGAAGATTTAAAGGTAGTGTTGTCGTAAAAAGACAAGCAGAAGCTTTAACATCCCTAAGTTCTAATTTCTTATACGAACAAAATATTATGTTATACAGTAGTTTAGAAACTATTGATGGCAGAAAAAAAATAAAAATATCCACAAAATATCCTGGCATCAATTTTAATACTATTGAAAATATTAGCGTCATCGAGGACGAGTTAAATAAGGTATCTGAAAATAAGAAGATGAAATTTGGTGTTAGTATGGGAGTTATGTATGGAGCAGCTATTATCGGCAATCAAGTTTACTTGGCACCGATGGTTGGCTTTGGCTTTACAATAACACCTAAATGGTTACAATTTTAAAATAGAATAAAAAAATGGCAAAAGCATCAAGATTTTTTAAGATCGACGACGACATATTGATGGAGGTAATTTACCACGATCAGTCAAATCCATCTGCGTACGCAATTGAAACAGATAACAATGGCAGTGAAATGTATTTTATCGGCACAGACGGTGTTACCGGTGGTCAAAAATTATTGGTTCATGAATTAGGTTCATCGGTTGTAAACTTCGAGGTGACAGAAGATCAAGCTAATAAATTTTTAGTGGTTGAAAATATTACTAATAGAAGTTTAGTACTAGCTCCAGGAAATACTTACCAATTTGATGTATCAGCTTTAACAAATCCTACAAGTTTTGATATTAATGATACTACATTGGGTACCAAAAGCTATAGCGCAGGAATTTTTAGTTATACTCCAACAAAAACAGGAGAATACAAATATACTTACACTGATACCATATCAGCTTTACCAGTTGTTTATAACCAAGGTAAAGTTTCGGTTATGTTAAAAGCCAATCCTTTGTATGCAATACCAAATGAAGACACTGGAAATAATATTAACACTGGACCTGGACAACCAAACAGATACCACGGTGTTGCTGTAAACGAAGAAAGAACTAAATTTGCTTTATTAGATAGCACATGGAATTACATTCAAAATAGTGGTGATTGGGTTGGAGATAGTTATGCAACTATTTTAGCTTCGTTACCATATAACAGTCTTAATACAAATTCAGTCGTTTATGAAACTATCAGATTACATTTAAGATCAGGTTATAATTTTGCTGGTCGTGGTTACGAAGGATTCTTATTTGAGGTTAGAGTACCAAGAATAAGTGGTATCATGAATAACTTTACTCAGATTGTTTATTTGAACTCATCAAATTATGAACTTCAAAATCCTGAGCCTTTTATTTTATCAGAAACGCTTTATTCTAAGTTTATTGAAATTAAAGTGCCTTCATTAAAAGATTTAGATCCTGATTTTGCTGAGCTATTCTTTGGACTTGCAGCTTCTGGAAATGAAGTTGATCCTACTGCACAGTATGACATTAGTTTTAAATTAATTGATACTTATAAAACACAAGGTGGTTTTGATTTTATAGAAACAGCAGAAGAAACTAATTTTGCTTTGGCAATTGAAGATGAGTTTATTGATATTTCAGCTAGTGTTACAGAATCAACAGAAGGAGATTACTTTGAAATGGTAGGTTTATATAATGGATCTGCTGCATCATTCAATAGTTATATTACAAATAGAATTAACACATCGTCAGACGACATAACTGTTTCTCATGATATTACTATATTTGAACAAATTGGTAATTCATTTATAAAGACTTTCCAAACTACGTTTAATCAAACTCAAGATTTTGATGAGCCTATTACATTTAGACCTATCATTAAAAATGCAGCTGGTGCAGTTTCTTTTACAATTGATTATACACTTAGAGTTTACAATGAAACTGATAATACTCAGATTGTAAAAAATTCAAGTTGGAATAGCTTAAACTCTATTAACAAATGGACACCTACTAAATTTGGTAAGAAGTTACAAAACATAGTTCTTAAGAATTCAAATGTTGAAACTAAGGTTTATAATAAATTGCCAATGATGAATATGGCAACAGCTACAGAAAAAGCTATGAACTTAAATCCAATCCAAAGTCAAGTAAAATATGTACAAAACTTTACTGAAAGAGTTAACATAGTAACAAGTAACTCGTCTGTTAATATTAATGCTGGAACTGCTTTAGAAACTTCAGCAACGGCATTTGTTGGAGAAGGACTTGCCGAAATTTCTATTTCACCGGTTGACACTTTCATTAAATTTAAAGTAGCAAAAGAGATTGATGGCGATTTAGAAGCTGTAAACCTTACTAATGCTGAAACACTATATTTGTTATTTGACGATGGTGCTGGTAAACAGGTTAAGTTTGCAAATACACAAGAGTACAAAGCAATTGATTCTTCAATGGGAGAAATCTTATTTAAGGTAGACAAAGGTAACGCTAATATTGTTAGAGGCTTTGTTAATAAACAATTTTTAATCACAATCTACAATGGATCTAATGAGACAATGTTGTATAGTGGAAAATTCAAGAACGCATAATGATTTTAAATTCCAGAAATAATCTATTTGAATTTAAGTTTCCTAGGAAATTTATACCTGAAGAAGTAGCTGCCAAATATAAAAGTTATTTGAACAGAATACCAGGTTCTGTCCTTAGTGAACCTATTGATTATATTAATTATAGTATTCAAGGAATCTCAATGCCAGGAATTGCGTTTGATCCAGTTGAACAAAACTTTAATGATGGTACTACAACATATCACAGAGGTGCTATTCCAATTCAAAATACAATTAACAGAGAGTTTTCTGTTACCATGCAACTTTTAGATGGTTTTATTAACTATTGGATCATGTTAGACACTTTGCTTTATTATTATAGTAAAGATGTTAAAGAGCCTTTTATTCAAGATGTTAGTCTTAATATTCTAGACGCAGAAGGAAATATCTTAGCAACAGCTAAGTTTGAAAAATTGATCTTTAAAGAACTTGGTGAACTTGAATTAAATATGAGTACTAACGTTGCTCAATTTTCTACATTTGATTGCACATTTAATTATAATAAATTCAACCTTAAAATCGAGTTGGATTAATCTGATATATACTATATGAAAACATTTGTTGAACACTTACAAGATACTGTTAATCCCGATATCAAGGCTTTAAATGAAGCCCTACAGGAAGAATGGTCTCCAGAATTAGAAGAAAAAGTTGATGCTGCTATTTCAGAATGGCTAAAGCAATACACCGATGAGTCTGGTAAAATTGATCTTGAAAGATTCAATGAAGAAATTACTAATGAAGGATTTTTAGGAAGTATCTTAGGAGGACTTACAGGATTTGCATTAGGTAAATCAATTGGTAAAGTTATCGCTAATGTATTAGGCATACAATCTGGCGTTTTATTTGATCTTCTAACCTCAAGATTAGTTGGAGCTGCCTTAGGCTCTGCTCTTGGTTCACGCGTAATTTAATGAACATAGTTTCAATTGACTTCTCTATAAATTCCCCAGGAATTTGCATTCACAACACCATTGACCAGAATTACATTTTTGTTTCTTACCTAAAACCCAAAACGGGAACGAAGGCCGAACAAAAGATGCAAGACGACATGTCAATCTTAGAAGGTTGTGTGATGGTTAAACAACCAAACTTTGCAGCTCAAACCGAATTTTCAGAAGGAGAACTTGCAAAGATCTTAAAATACAAGACCATCTCAAAGGATATTATTAATATCATCTTAACTCACACAAGGTGGGAAGATCCATACTTATTTGCTTTTGAAGGCTCTTCTTATGGATCAAGTGCTGGCACAAATAACATTATTGACATGGCAGCCGCAGCAGCTATCCTAAAACTGGAGATTATAAATACCATAGGTCCTAAGGATATTATGACTATTGCCCCTTCAACTATTAAGAAACACGCTGGAAAGGGCAACATGAAGAAAGATGAACTCTGGGGTAAATTCTTAGAAAATTGTTTGAACGATCCAAATCTTGAGTCTCATCCCATTTTTGAGTTTGTTAAAACTTTGGGAGTTTGCAAAAAAGTGCCGAAACCCCTTGATGACTTAATTGACGCTTATTTCCTGAATCACCTAGTTGGGTCTAAATTGGTCCAAACCTAATCTACCTTCTGGCTTAAAGACTTTAATTATATGCTAGTGCTGAAAAACTGTTTCAAAAAAAGTGAAAATAATTTAATATTTTTAAAATAGTTCTTTGGGGCCTCATTTTTTTAGCAGTAGACGGATATATAGAAGGTGATACTTTATGTATAAGCTCCAATCCCGGGTTATCTTTCACTATTTTTGAAACATATCTTAGGGTACACGGTATAAGTATTGTTATCGCACTTAAAGGCATTAACGCAATTAACAATTAAAGAACTAAACAATTTAAAGAATTAAAGACATGGCAGAATTTGACATCTTCAATCTTGGGGTCGACGCAGTTGACACCCACGCAGTACAAACAACTTCTAACTCAGAAGTGTACAAACCTACCGCAGATGACGGTAAAGACGGAACCTACAAAGCACTTATCCGCTTCGTACCCAATCCAAAAAACCCACGTAACTCACTAGTTAAAAAGTATGTACATTGGTTGACTGACGCTTCAGGCGAAGGTAAACTAGTTGACTCACCTACTTCTATTGGTGAAAAGTGTCCAATTGCAGATGCATTCTGGAAACTACGTAAATCAGACTCAGCTGTAGATCGTAAGATCTCTGAGAAATTAAAAAGACGTGAACAGTATTACGCTCTTATCAAAATCATTAAAGATCCACAAAATCCTGATTTCGAAGGAACATATAAGATCTTTAAATTTGGTTACAAAATCAAAGAAAAGATTGACGCAGAATTGAAACCAGACTTTGGTGAACCAACTCAAATCTTTGACCTTTTTGAAGGCAAAAACTTCGAGTTAATCATCACTCGTCAAGGTGAATTCAATAACTACGACAAATCAAAATTCTCATCAGCCCGCTCACCAATCACAATTGATGGTAAAGCAGCAGAACGCAATGCAGAATTTATGGCTTCTATCAAAGAAGAAATCACATCAGCACCAGATTTAACAGCTTACGAATACCAAGTATGGGATGACCAAACTAGAGATTTCGTTAACGCAACATTACGTCAATATTTGACACCAGGTGGATCAGCAATGGACGAGCTAACAAGCTCAGCTCCAAAGAAAAAAGCTGCACCAAGCAAAGCTGCTGCAACAGCAAGTGAGGATTTCGATTTAGAAATGACTACTTCTGCACCATCAGCAACTGCAACTGTTAACTCAAGTGATGCTGACGATTTAGATTCATTCTTGAACGACTTAGACATTTAACAATGGCTAATATCAGTGATGATTTAAAAGATAAAATCCGTCAACTGGTTAAAGAAGTCGTTGTTCAAGAACATACAAACTCACAGAAACAAATGATTAAGGAAATGCCAGGGCGATTAGCTCTGGCATGCCCTTTTTGTGGTGATTCAACTAAAGATGGCTTAAAGAAACGTGGCAATCTTTTTTGGGACACCTTGCAATATCACTGCTATAATTGTGGAGAACACAGTGATGTACATGCATTCTTAAAACATTTTGGCTTTAGACTAAGTTCATCGGAAGATTCATTGACAGTAATTGATATTGTCAAAGAAAATCGCATGTCAGTTGCCAGAACAGAATCACTTCAACATGCTGTCCTTTTACAAGCAGCAGAATTAGCAATTCCAATTCAAGACTTTAAAAAATTAACAGGAGCAGTAAGCATTGAGCCTGGAGATTTTGCGTGGTTTTATTTAAAAGGACGTATGTTGCACTATATGTGTGATGACTTTCTTTATCAACCCAAGAATAAAAAACTCTTGATCTTAAATCGAGTTCCTGGTAAAAATGCCATTTTAGGCTATCAAGCTCGTGGTATTGGATCTTATAAAAGCAAGTACTTGACATTTGAATTAAGTAAAATGTATGAAGACTTTGGCTTAGAATTCCCGGAAATGATACCTGAAAACAAAGAAACCTTAAATAGGATCTCAACCCTATTTGGTATTATGAGCATTGACTTTGGTCGATCGTTTACTTTGTTTGAAGGACCAATTGATGCCAAGTTTATGAAGAACACTATAGGACTTGCAACTGTCGGCAGAAATACTGATGAGTTTGATGAGATTCAAACAGTTAGATACTTCATGGACAATGACGAAGCTGGTAAAAAGAAGATGATTGAAAAGCTTAAGAAGGGCAAATCAGTGTTTTTATGGTCTAAATTTCTTTCTGATGCAAATATAGATACATATATAAAGGATCTAAATGATCTGGTAAAGTATTGTGCTGAAACAAAGAATAAACACTTAAATAAGATTAATGACTATTTTAGTAACTCTAGTTTCGATATGTACCATATATGAAAAAAACATTTGAAGAAGACATGCTCGACTCACTCGAGGAATTTAACAATGATAAACAAAGACACAGCAAGAATTTTAGATTGCTAATAGGCTTCGACGTGCCTCAGTACAATTATTCTAGTCCAACGTTTAACATACCTCAAAAGCCTAAGAACCCTAAGAAAAGAATCGCCGATAAATATACAAAGCCTGGTAAGAACTCACTTTTTTAAAACAATATAGATGTCAAATAAAATAATAGAGCTTGATGAAAAATTAGCTACTGAGAGAGGAAGTTGGACCGAAAAGATAACTGAATTAGCTAAAAGAATCAAGTACATAAACGGTTTAGAGGACTTAATAGCAGAAATGCTTAGTCACCGTCAAGTCTTAGTCGATCGTTCAACTCAAATGAACATCATGATTAAGAAACAAAAAGCTCGCATAGACGTTCTGTGGCGAGAGAATTTCATTAAATACTACAACTTCGATTACAAACTTACTGATAAGCAAAAAGAGCAGTTTCTTGTTGCTGACATGACAGAAGATCACCAAAAAATAGGTCTTCTAGAAGCTCAGTTAGATTTTTATAAAGAATCAGTAAAGACTCTAGATAACATGGGATTTGCTGTTCGTAATAGACTTGCTATAAAAGATCTATAACGATAGAAAAACAACACCCAACTGGTGTGGAATTAACATTGACTGAAGATAGTCAATTCCTAAGAATAGATTCAGCGACTGAACTTGAATTAGAGCAATTGAATATCACGCTTACTAGAAGAATTGAAAGCTGGAGGTTTCACCCATTAGTGAAAAAGAAGCTATGGGATGGGTATGTTTCTTACATTAAGGATAACAAGTGGATCCCCGCAGGACTTTGGAAAGAGGTTATGCAGATGTGTAAAGACTATAAGTATGAATTAAGGTTAAATGGTGTAACTACTTTATTTGATAGGGAAATTCAAGCTGAAGAATTTGAAGCATGGGTCAATGAATACTTTAAGGATTCTAAGATGAAACCCAGAGACTACCAGATTGATACAGCGTTTAATATTTTAAAGTTTAGAAGATGTTTAGCAGAATTAGCAACTTCTGCTGGTAAGACTCTAATCAGCTTTTTGACGATAGCTTATATGCTTGAAAAGCAAAAGGTTGAGAAGATTCTATTTATTGTACCTAACGTTTCGTTGGTTGTACAAGCTACAGAAGATTTCGATGAATACAATTATAGAAATAGAACACCAATCAAGGTGCAACAAATCTATTCTGGCCAAACTATAAAAGCCAACAGAAATGTTGTAGTTGGTACATATCAATCTCTAGTTAAAAAGCCAAAAGAATACTTTGATCAATTTGACTGTGTCATGATCGATGAAACTCACAAAGCAAAATCAGCGTCTATTAAAACCATTTTACAGAAATGCGTAAATGCCAAGTATAGATATGGATTATCAGGTACTATTCCAAAACCAGGTACATTGGATCGTTTAACTCTTATGAGCTTCACAGGTCCAGTTATCAGTGAGGTAACTGCTAATTTTTTACAACAAGAAGGACACATTGCTGGTTGTAAAGTTAGAGTTATTGAAATGGATTATGCCCCCGAAACAACTAAAAAGGCCTTTTACGAATTGGCTACAAACAAATACGATAGTAAAGATGTTTTCTCGCTCGAACAAAACTATATCATCAATAACGAAGCTCGCCTCGGATTTATTACTAGTGTCATTTCCCGAATACCACACAATAGTCTCGTCCTTTTTCATCGCATTGAACACGGGAAAAAGCTATACGAAAAGCTACGCAAAGATAGTGACAAAAAAGTCTACTATGTTGACGGAGGAGTTGATGCTGAAATTAGAGAAGAATACAAAAAGAAAATGGAAGAGGGAGAAGAAATCGTTATTATCGCTTCCTATGGTACCTTTTCAACCGGGATCTCGATCAAAAAGATCCACAACATCTTCTTCACAGAATCATTTAAGTCAGAAGTTATCATCCGACAATCAATCGGTCGAGGATTAAGACAGCATGAATCTAAAGATAGTGTTAATATTATTGACTTTGTTGATGATTTGCGTTATGGAGAATGGGATAATTACCTAATGAAACACTCAAAGGCCAGAATTGCAATATATAAAGATCAGAAATTTGAGTACACCGTGAAGCAAGTAAAGTTTGACGGAGATATATAGAAAAACACAAAAATAAACTTATACAATCATGGAAAAACTCCATACATTCAAATCATTCTCTCAAGTAAGAGAAGAAGCTGCCAAAATGAAGCAGTTAAAAGAAGTTTCAAACAAGCAATCTCAATCTATTGAAAGATATAATTCACTTTTAAAAGAATTCGGTATTGCTAGCCCAGGCGAATTAGAAGAAGAAAAGAGAAATCAATTCTTTTCTAAATTAGTCGAGTCTATTGATTCTACATTTATTATTAACGAAGGTACAAGAGGTCAAATTGGTACTCTTGACAAATCTGGTAAAATTACAACTACTTATGTTCATTATGGATCAGTTTCCTCAGCTGGTGATTTCTTAAGAAATAACGGTGGAAAAGAAGCCAAAGAACTTTTAAAATTAGGTAAAGCTGGTATTTCTTTCTTAGGAAAGAAAATCACTGCTAAAAATGATTTTAACAATCCTGATTATGACGCAGCTTGTTTCTACGGAAGAGACAGAGGCGAAAAAGGAAATGCAATCATGACTGGTAAAGTTGACAATCTTAGAAAGTTTGTTAGTGATGTTAAAAATGATGGTGGCGCAGAATTTCTTTATTTATGGGATGAAACTACTGCAAAGTGGTTATTCATGGATACTTACGAAGATGAAACTTTACAAGTATTTGAAAGCAACACAGCATTTGATATTAACGAAGCTATTTCAAGATCAGCTATTAGTCAAATGGATGGTTTAGTTCTTATTAAAGAAATGAAACAATTATTAGATGTTGCTGGTGTAATTATTCAAGACTTAGTTGAAACTGAAGATTTTAATTTCCAAGATTGTGTTGATTTTATAGCATATAAAATTGGAGATGAATTTGAGGGAGTTTACGAAGGTAAATCAATCAAAGCTAGTGAAGGTAATGCATTCGGTGCAGCTGTAACTAAAGCTAAAGAAGATGAAAAAGATGAGTTTGAATTTAAAGGTAAAACCTTTAAAGTAACAGAAGCTGAAGAAATCTTAGAAGCTAGATCTATTAACAAGATTCAAAACGAATGGACTAAAGTAACAGGCGAAATGGCTGAACTTGCTAAAGAATGGAAAGCTACCGAAGGTGATGCTAAAGAGGCATTGGTTGCAACATTAAGAGAGAAAACAGCTGTTAAAAAATCTTTAGAGAAAGAATTAGATGCTGCAGTTGCTGGTAAAGACAAAGATCTTGAATTGGCTGTTGAGTCAGTTGAAGTAAGCGAAGGTTTTGAAGTACATTATTCTGATGGCGTAAGAGCTGCTAAAAAATTCGGTAACGAAAAGCAAGCAATGGAATTTGCTAAAGATCTAATTAAAAACAAAAAAGGTTTACAATTCGTAGATGTTTTTAATGCAGGTTCTGGATTTAATTCAACAGCAGATACAGATGCTATCGTAGCATTCTGGGGAGAAGGTTCTTATACAGACAATGTTGCTAAGAAAGACTCTAAATTAGCTGCTAAGAAAATTGAAGAATCAGTTGATATGTCAGAAGCTGAAATTAATTCAGAAGAAGAATTCACAGAATATGCTTATGAAGTATTAAAGAAAGCTTTCGGTGCAGAATATGATGAAGCTAAAGCAAAAGAAACCATTGATGGTATTTTAGCTAAAGCTGAAGGTGATTTCGGTGCTGCAATCGGTATGTTAACATCTGGTTTAGGCCAATAAATAAACAACAATTCTTACAATGAAACTATTAACATTAACAGAATACATAACAGAAAAGCAGAATTTTACTAATTCTGCTTTTAATCTTGTTATGGAAGGTGGAGCCGCAGGTCACATGATGCATCCATTCGATGATAACTCTTTGACATTTGCAGACTTTAAAATGTTTGTTGATAGAGGATTACAAGGTGACTTAAACTTCGAAGAAGCTCCAACTGAAAAAACAGATGGTCAAAATCTATTTGTGACTATGATTGATGGTAAAGTAATGTTTGCCAGAAATAAAGGGCAGTTATCAACTCCATTGGATTTAATAGCTATAGTTTCTATGTTTGTTAATCATGCATCAGAAGCAGTAAGAGATACATTTACATTTGCTGCTCAAGATTTAGCTGGTTCTTTACAAAGATTGCCTGCTAAAACACAAGAAGATTTCTTTCAAAATGGAAAAGCATTCATGAATATGGAGCTAATCTATTCTGGAAACGCCAACGTAATTGCTTACAACAGAGATGTTATTCAATTCCACGGTATTGTAACTATTGAAGATGGTACAACAAATTCAAAAGCCGCTAAAGATCTTGCTAAGATTTTACAAGACACAAACAATCACGTTCAAAAGACATTTACTATTATACCTCCACAAGAACTTAATATCAACAAGATCCCTGATTTTGAAGAAAAGAAAGGTTACTTTTTGGGTAAAATCAATGCTTTACAGTCAAAATACAGTTTAAGTGAAAACGAACCAGTTTCTAAATATCACGAAATGTGGTGGAAAGATGAAATTGAAGCAATGTTTCCAAATGTTGATGCTAACTTAAAACATGGTATGCTAATGAGATGGGCTTATGATGATAAGAAAACCTTAAACATCAGAGATATTGCTAAACAAGTTACTCCAGAAGAAAAAGCAGCCTTTGATAAATTTGACAAAGAAGATTTAAAATCTAAGCAAAAAGAAAACATTAGACCATTCGAAGATATATTCTTGGAATTAGGTTCTACTATTCTTAAAAACGTTTCAAACTTATTGGCCTTAAACCCAAGTGTGGAAGCTCAAAGATTACACAATCAAATTAGCACAGAAGCTGGTAAGATCAAAACCAACGGTGATTTAAGTCAGATAGATAAAGTTGAAAAGGAATTAGCTAGATTAGATAGAATCGGCGGAATTGAATCAATTATGCCTACCGAAGGTATAGTATTTAAATACAAAGGTAAAATTTATAAACTAACTGGAACTTTCGCAGCGATTAACCAATTAATGGGAATCATTAAATACGGAAGATAAAGAATATAAAATGGCAATTAAAAAACTTAGAGACCACTTTGCTGAAAGTAATTCAGAGGATTTTAATAAATTATTAAAGTCCAGAGTACTTGTTACAGAAAAATTAGCTGCAAGCTCTTTTCACTGCCAAAAGGTAGGTGATAAATTACACTATTTTAAGTCAAATCAAACAGAACCTATGGATCTGGTTGACAGAACTATTATTAGATATTATGAGAAAGCTATCAAGCAAATGCAGTCAATTTCAGAAGAGGCTCTTTATGCAATGCCAGAAGATTGGAAATTTGGATTTGACTATTTGCCAAATACAAAGCCAGTTGATATTGAATACGATAGACTACCTAAAAACTTTTTGGTTCTAACACACATTATGATAATGAATGGTCGTAAGACTAAGAAAGTAATTATCGATCCTGTTGTTTTGAAAAAATGGGCTAAGATCTTAGAAGTAGAAAATCCCCCAATCCTTTTTGATGGCCTGATGATGGATCACTCTAAAGAGGAATTGACTAAGGTTTTATCGTCAAACGATAAAGCGTTCAGCCAGAGATTCCAAAGCGAGTCATTTACACGTTTTATGTACAATATGTTTAAACCAGATGCATTTTCATCTGCTTTAAATACATCATTAGATTCTGACATAGATGGTTTGATTTTAACATTCGTAAATGGCAACAATTATGATTCTTATAAGTTAGAAGATTTCAGAAGAATCAACGAGCCAATTGACAGAAAACCAAGTGATATGTACCAAATTACAATTTTGGACATGACCACATATTTAAGCAATTATAACTTTAGCGATAATATTTTACAAGCAGAAACTCAAGATGCTCGTTATCTTGAATTAATGTCAAATGTATTTAATGATTACGTTAAAACCAATTCACATAAATTTATTGGAGCCAATTTTGATCCAGCTGATTTTGCAGTAGGTGAAGACTTCAATTTAAATACCAAATTTATTTCTAATGAAAAGACCCTAAGATATGTTGAAAATCCAGTTATTGCTGAGCTTTTCAAAATCCTATTAGGATCTTATAGAAAGATTAGAAACAAAGAAACAGATATTATTTCAACTGATATGATGTCGATGATGAATGATATTGTTAAAAAGATTGAATCAAAAGTTCTTGAAGAAGTTGCTGAAACTGAAGTTCTAGATTTTGGTTCATATAGCAGACAAAAATCAATTAAGTCTTCTCCAGTTGCTCATATTAGTGAAGCCTTAAAGATCGACTATAAAGATCAAGGTGCACAACCCGTAAATATTTTTGTTGGTAGATTCCAACCATTTACATTAGGTCACGTTAAGGTTTTAGAAACTTTAAATAAAGCTAATGGCTTTCCTGTAATTGTTTTCTTGGTAAAATCCAAGACAGTTAAAAAGGAAGACGCAGCTAAAAGACCTTATGATACAGAAACTCAAATTGCAATGTTTAACAAAGTACAAAAGGAATATCCTTTCTTAAAAGAAGTAATCGTAGTTCCTTCAGCTGCAATCGATACTATGTTTAATCAACTTAGACCTAATTACGAACCAGTTTTATGGGG